AGTGGCGTTGATTTGAACGGTAGCGGCGCGGTATTTTTTAACTCTGGGTTGTGGCAATCCACTTCTGCTATTACTTCAATAGTTATTGCGCCCCAAACAGGCACTTTGTTAAATGAATACTCATCATTCGCCCTATATGGAATAAAAGGAGCATAGACAATGGCTGCTGGCGCAACCTACGAACCGATAGCGACAACTACTGCAAGCGGTTCAGTAAGTTTTGTAACTTTTAGTTCTATTTCGGCTAGTTACACCGACTTAATTTTGGTAACTAATTGTGGCTGTGTAAGCGGTGCTGCGGCTTTGGCGGTTCAAATGGGAACTGGGTCATTAGATACTGCCACAAATTATTCAACAACTTGGCTTTCTGGAAACGGCACAAATGCAGCAAGTGGCAGAGTAACTTCAAATTCTTATCTTTACATAGATGCAAGAGTGGTTTTACCTTTAAGCGTTACAGCAAATGCAATTATCCAGTTCCAAAACTATAAAAATACAACCACATATAAAACAATTTTAAGCCGTTACAATGATGCTGCTGGTGAAACAGTTGCGGGAGTTGGCTTGTGGCGTTCAACAGGTGCAATAAATACTATAAAAATTTACAATGACAATTCTAACAATTTTGTATCTGGCTCAACCTTTACCCTTTACGGAATTGCGGCGGCATAGACTATGGCTAATACTTATACTTTGATTGAGGCAAAGACTTTGACTACCTCAACAGCAAGTATTACCTTTTCTAGTATTCCTGCTACCTTTACTGATTTATTGCTTAGAATATCTGCTCGCAACACTTCTACGGGTGGAGATTGTGTAATTACTTTTAATGGTTCATCAAGCAGTTATACAAATAAAATTCTCACTGGAAATGGTGCAGCCGCTTCATCTACCGCAGGAAGTATTACTGGAACGGACAGCGAATTAGTACCTTCTAGTTATACCGCTTCTACTTTTTCAAACAGCGATGTTTACATACCTAATTACCTTAGCACCAGCAATTATAAGGCTGTTAGTACAGATACGGTCAGCGAAAATAATGCTGCAACTGCTTACGCTGATTTTCTCGCAGGTCTATGGGCTGCAACTCCTGCGGCAATTACCTCAATTACTTGCACCCCAAATGCTAATAATTTTGCCCAATACTCAACCTTTTATCTATACGGCATCAAGAACTCATAAGGAGAAAACAATGGATAAACCAACCAGAATAGAAATCAACTGCACAACAGGGGAAACTTCTATTATCGAACTAACCGATGCTGAGATTGCTGATATGGAAACAGCAGCCTTAGCAGCAGCAGACCAACAAGCAGCAGCAGAAGCCGAAGCAGCAGCCAAGGCTGCCCTAAAAGCATCAGCTAAAGCAAAGTTAATTGCTGGCGAACCTTTGACAGCAGAAGAAGTAGACACACTCGTTATCTAAGGAGCAAATATGCGCACAGGCCAATACTCAGTAAGCACCACAGCAGCAAAATTATTTGACCAAGCAGGGTCTTCGCGTGTTTGTAATATACACGTTGAAACAACTCCTATATTTATTGGTGATCGTAACGTTACTTCCTCTACTGGATTAAAGTTAGATGCTAACCAAAAGTTGGTCCTTACCATTTCAGGTGGAACAGAAATTTGGGGCGTTACAGCTTCAAGCACAGCCTCAGTTTATGTAATGGAAAATTAACCTATAACCGTAAGGTGCAAGCAATGAAAACCTCAGATTACCTAGTAGCACTTCTCGGCTTTAGCACCCTTCTTGGGGCTTTAGCCGGGGGAGTGCGATTTTTAGTTAAATCTTATTTATCTGAACTTAAACCTAACGGCGGTAGCAGTATGCGAGATGCAGTTAATGTAAATAGCACCCGTTTAGAACGATTGGAAGAAAGAGTAGATTCAATCTACGAAATCCTTTGCAAAAATAGATAGAAAGTTGATATGAAACTTCCCCCAAAGTTTTCAAGATTACTTGCAGTAACATTTTTAGTATTTAATTCAGTATTTTTGTTTCCTGCTTTGGCGATGGCAGATGACATTATTATTAACTTAAACCCCGATACTGCTTATGTAGATACAACAATAGAAGTAATAGCCTCAAGTGAGTATGTAATTGAAACAATTACTGGCCCACGCTTTGAAACAGCGCCCGATGGAACGATGACAGTTCGTGCTGGTTGGGTAGATTCTTGGATTGAACTGCGGCAAAATGATGTTGTTCTTAGAGCAGATGATGACAGCAACCATGTTGCCGGGGTTAATGAATATGCTTCTAAATTAACAGGAACTATTGATATTGGCACTTATACAATTCGTGCCACTTCATACTTAAACAGAGTTGGCTATGGAACTCCAACAGGAACTTATGTTTTGAGCAGTAATTTAATTCAACCTACTCCTGAACCAACTCCCGAGCCAACAATAGAACCAACGCCTGACCCAACTCCTGCGCCAACAATAATTCCTACACCAACCCCTGAACCGACACCAACACAAACTCCTACGGCGCAACCAACTCCCGAACCAACACCTACGCCTCAACCACCAATTGTTATTCCTGACCCGCCAGTTTTTATTCCTGACCCACCTATTGCAATACCTGATCCACCGCCAGCAATAGAACCTCAGCCACCAATTATAGAACCTGAGCCAATTGTCCTACCTCAACCCGAACCTGAGCCATTACCCCCCGTAGAGCCGCCACCTGCACCTCAAGAGCCACAACCTGAACCCGAAGTTGTGCCAATCGAACCTGCTCCTGAGCCTGCTCCAATTCCTCAGCAAGAGGAAGTTGTTGTTCCTCAAATTCCCGAACCTGCGCCTGAACTTCCATCTGAACCACCTTTAGTTGAAGGACTTGAACCTAATAGCCCAAATCAATTGCCTGACGATATACCAAAGATGCCAGAAGATAACTTATTGACACCGCATATACAAGAAGATAAAGCAGGTGTAGAAAATGGTGGTATTGAATTCTTTGGAACTAAATCTCAACCACAAGTAATTGGCGAAGATGGAAACCTCACACCACCACCACCACCCCCAGGATCAGGTTTGCCAATCCCTGCTGATGCAATAACAGTTGAAGATACTTTCATTGGTCAACCAGGTGGCACAACATTTAACTCACCTGACGTTGCTATTCCTATTCCTTTAATTCCACTCGAAGGAGCAATTGCTGCAATACCTGGAGCAGAAACAATCAATGAAGCGTTTAATACATTACAAAATATAGGTAACGATATGTCGCCGATTACCCGTAAGAAAGCCAAGAAAATTCTTGTAATTACTGCGACAATTGGACAGATAGCGGCACTTAGAAGGAGATTTTAATGACATTTATTAAAGAAGTTTTATCTGATTTAGCCCATCAAATATGGACATTCGTGGGTTTATTTTCAGCTTGGCTAGTTCTTACTGGCTCTGCTAAGACTGTTGTTGGTTACGCTATTATGATTTCTATTTTCCTATGGGTAACTACATTCCGTTTGCGCAATCCAAAGGATAAAAAATGAAAGACATATTTATCCGAGTTGGATCAGTATTTATTCTAGGCGCATTAGGAACTATCGGTGCTGCTGCTATCCTAAATGTAAATCCTATTATTGGCGCTGGTATTGCTGGCTTGATAGCCTGTTCTGAAGTAATTAAAGACTTGGCTAAAGCCTATCTTGATGATGGAAAATTAACTAAAGCCGAAATTAATGAAGTTTTTTCAAAAGCTGTAAAGAAGCCAAAGGAATAACATGAGCCTAACTGCTGACAAAATTATTGAAATTGCTAAAGCCGAAGTAGGCACAGAAGAAGAACCTGTAAACAAAACCAAATACGGCAAATGGTATGGAATGAATGGTCAGCCTTGGTGCGCTATGTTCGTATCATGGTGTTTCTCAAAAGTGCCGGGCGCTACTTCCCTAATCGCCCAATCCCCTAAAGGATTTGCTGGATGCGAAGCATTTGAAGCATGGGCTAAGAAAAAAGAATTAAACGTGCCTGTTGATACTGTTCAAGCAGGGGATATTGTCCTCTTTGACTTCAATAAACAAGGCAAATCAATCCATGTTGGGCTTGTTATCGGCTATGATAAGAAGAAGCATTTGATTGAAACTGTCGAAGGCAATACTTCGGGAGAAGGCAAAGCTGGCAGTCAGGATAATGGAGAAGGTGTCCACATCCGACATAGATCACCAAGCCTAGTTCGAATGGTTGTTCGACCAAAATACAAAGACTAAGGAGAAATATGCTAGACAAACTATCACCTGCAAATCGCCACATGGTAATCGCTTTATTAGGTTCACTTCTAGGCGAATTGGCTAACCAACTTCCAAATGTAAATCTTCCTGCAAGTATCGCCCCTATCGCTGGAGCGCTTTTAACATCAGCAGTCCTTCGCGTATCTGCTCTGACAAAGCAATATGGAATTAAAGGTTAAGGTATAATAAATGAATAAGGTCGCAATGGAATTAGTTATTACCGCCGATGCGGAAGTAACTCACGCAGACGGAACTAAGGAGTCAGAATGACAGTAGGACTAGCCACAACAACTTTGGCAAACAATTGGCTTAATATGCTTCGCGGAACTGCGTTTACTGCTCCATCTGCAACCTATATCAAATTGCACACAGCCGATCCGGGTGCTGCTGGAACTTCAAACGCTTCAGCAGTTACCACTCGTCAAGCTGCAACATTTTCTGCCGCATCATCAGGAGCGCTTGCACTTTCAAACTCACCTGCTTTCACTATGACTGCGACAGAAACTATTACTCATATTTCTGTTTGGGATGCTTCTACTGCTGGCAATCTTCTTTGGACTGCTGCGTTGACTACTTCTAAGTCAGTTGTTAATACAGATACACTTACCTTCACAACACTTGGAGTCGCGCTTACACCTTTGGCTGCCTAGTTATCGGTAGTTCGGGGGTGCTTGCATGGCGTATGGCATTAGTTATACCCAATTAAAGTTTGATACCCCTTTCTTTGCACCTGCTCCTGGGTTTTATGTAGGACAAATAACAAGCAATCTCTCGGGTTATGATCCGAGAGTATTGTCATATCAAGCACCGTTTTACGGAACTTCTTATGGAACACCGCGTTATTATTTTGGCCCAACTCCTGTTTATTATGTTGATGTTTCAACAACAGTAACTGCAACCCTTACTTCGATTGCGCAAAAGAATGGTTTTGCTAGTGCTAATACTTCTATTAGTGCTGCATTAACCGCAGCAGGACTTCGCAACTCTTTATTGGCTGCTTCAACTACTGCCAATGCAAGTTTGACTGCTGATGCACTCCACGCAGAATTTGCGGATGAAACATTTACTGCAACTGCCGGGGTTAGTGGAACTGCAACGCTTAATATGCGCGTTCAGACTACAACTTCTATAACTACAACTCTTACTGCTGATTCAATTGTAACTAGATACGCTAGTGCTTCTACCGCTTTAACTGTTGCCCTAACTACTGATTCATTAAAAACCGAAAATGCAAATACAACTACTTCTGTTAGTGCTACTTTAACTGCCGATGTTATTAAGGGTGTTGTAGCCGATTCACTTCTTACAATTATTGAAACTTCACAAACAGTTATTTCTAGTTTATTTTATGTTGAATCAACCTTAGATATAGTCGCAGGGTTAACAGGCGAGATAATCCGTGGGCATACAGTTGATTCTCAAACAAGCACAACTTTTACCGCTACGACTAAGGTTAAAAAAGCTAACCCAATAACTGACCACGATATTGTGGTATTTGGTCAGATTTACCCTAGACCATGGGCGGGTGAACTTAAAGACCGCAGGTGGGTTGGAGAAGTATCTCCTATGCTTAATTTTGCAGGATCACTAGGTTCTAAGCGTTGGTCTAATGGTATGCTTGGCGACAGAAATAAGTTTGGCTCACTCGCTCAAAAGCGTTGGGAAGGAATCTTACAATGACAAATATCTACCCACGCGAGAGTGTGGAATTCCAACCTATCTTGGTTACTTTAGATGGAGTTCCGGTAACAACAGCTGTAGAAACAGCAGTTCTCTTGCCAAGCGCTCGCCCCGCAGAGTCTGATTGGGTAACTGCCTATGCTCTTAATGGAGATGTTGGAGTCTTAGTTCAAGACCTTGAAGCAGGAACTTGGAATGTTTGGGCGCGCATTACCGACTCGCCAGAGATACCTGTTATAAATTGCGGGTCTTTTGTAGTATCCTAATTTTTGCGTAGATAATGCGCCCCTAGCCCCCACAAGGCCGATCACTTGTGGGGGTTTTTCTTTGCGACACGAACTTTCCATTGAGGATTAAATCACCATAATCTGTTAATGTTTACGCAACTCATAGAAAGGGTTGAAGATGATTGACAAAATTCTTGAAGATCGGCAAGAACAATACGGCGATGCTGAAGTCAATTTTGCTATTGCAGGGCGTATTTGGGGGGCAATGCTCCAAATGGAAGATATACCTGCTTGGCAAGTAGCTTTAATGATGGATGCCTTTAAGTCAGTTAGATGTATTGCCAATCCTGACCACAAAGATTCCTGGCACGACAAACTTGGTTATATCAAACACGGCATACAAATCACGGGTGCATAGTGGGATTACTAGACGATCTTAAAAATGATGGCAATTTCCTACATTCTCGTAGAGGTATTTGCAGCGTATGCACATTCCTAGAATCGCTAAATAAAGAAGAAACTCTAGCCATCAAAGAAAGACTAGAAGATAAAAACACCTCAAGTTCTGCTTTAAGCAAAGTTCTTAAGAATAACGGGCATAACATTCAAGAAGGAACGCTAGCCCGCCATCGTAGAGGAATATGTCTTAATGGCTCTAAAGGATGAACTAGAAGAATTAAAAAAAGAATCTGATCCTGAAATTGTTGAATTGCGCAAAGCGCTAAACAACACCCAAAAACAATTAGCCAAAGCCAAAATTCGCAATGATGAACTTGTAATTGCTACTCAACGTGGTGCTTATGAAGCGATGCTTGCTCTTGGAAAAGTAACACCAGTTGTTGCTCCAAAAACAGATAATCGTAAAGCAAAACCTGAAGTAGCTTTAGTCCATTCAACGGATTGGCAAGGCTCTAAAATTACTACTTCTTACAATAGTGAAGTAATGAGAAAAAGAGTTCTTCAATTTGCAGATAAAATTGTTCACCTTACTGAACTCCAACGCCAACATCATCCCGTAAAGGAATGTGTAGTTATGTTCGGTGGAGATATGGTTGAAGGTTTATTCAATTATCCGGCACAACTTTGGCAAATTGATGCCTCATTATTTGGGCAATTTACCAGCGTATCAAGATTATGTGTGGACTTTGTTCGAGTAATGCTTACCAACTTTGAAAAGGTAACTGTTGTTGCTGAGTGGGGAAACCACGGGCGCATAGGTAGCAAGCGAGCTGAAGTTCCCAAGAATGACAATGTTGATCGTATGGTTTATGAAATGGCTAGACAAATACTTTCTAATGAAAAAAGACTAACCTGGGAAGATTGCCCTGAAGATATACAAGAAGTAGCAGTTGGCAATTACCGCGCTCTGTTAATGCATGGTGACGAACTAGGGCGATCAGGATTTGCTAGTCCTGCTGCATGGATTGCTGGTGCTAACCGTTGGAAGGCTGGCGCTCACGATTACGATTTCCACGATATTTATTTAGGACATTACCATCGCCACGCACAAGAGCCAATCCAAAAGAACTTTAATCTTTATTGGACTGGTTCTACTGAAAGCGATAACCGATATGCGAGAGATTCAATGGCTGCATCAGGTATGCCTAGTCAGCGACTTCACTTTGTTGATCCCGATAAAGGTCGCGTAACGGCTCAATATCAAGTTTGGTTAGACTAATGAAAGCGGTATCACTATTTGCAGGAGTAGGTGGCTTTGATTTAGCACTTGAACGCAATGGAATGGAAGTTGTTGCTTCAGTAGAGATAGATAAAAATGCACGAAAGGTATTGGCGAAAAGGTTTCCCAATTCAACAATTTTAGAGGATGTGTGCGATGTTACAGGAAAGCAACTCTTTGAACTCGGATTTAATTCAGATGGAATTATTGTCGGTGGATTCCCCTGTCAAGACCTCTCCGTGGCTGGCAAACGTGCTGGATTGGCTGGCGGCAGATCAGGTTTATTTTGGGAAATTGTTAGAATCCTCGAAGAAACCAAAT